ACACCTTTTTGGTGGGTTATAACTAGCCATTTTTAGATTTTATCAATAAATACTAGTAGAACAAAAACCTTAGGAGATTCCAAAGATGGCATTAAGTTCACCAGGCGTAGAAGTCAAAGTAATTGACGAATCATTTTATACACCAGCAGCACCAGGTACAGTACCGTTAGTTATTGTAGCAACTGCTGAAAATAAAGCAAACAGCGGAGCTACCGGAACCGCCCCGGGTACACTTAAAGCTAACGCTGGAGAAGTTTATCTTCTAACAAGTCAGAGAGATCTTGGAGACACATTTGGTGATCCAATCTTTAAGACTGATGCAAGCAATAATCCAGTTCACGCTGGCGAGCAAAACGAATACGGTCTACAAGCCGCATACAGTTTACTAGGTGTTAGCAATCGTGCATTTGTTGTACGTGCTGACTTAGACCTAGCACAATTAGATGCAAGTGCTACTGAACCAGATGCAACGCCCGCTAACGGTACACACTGGTTTGATACACAAATTTCAGCATTTGGTATTTTTGAGTGGAATGGCGCAGCCGCTACAGTCAAAGGTGGACAAAAGTTTGCTAACAAAATTCCACGTGTAGTTACTGACTCAACACAAGTTGATGCGTTAACTGGCGGTCCTTTATCGTCAGTCGGTACAATTGGGGACTATGCAGTAGTAGTTACTGATACTAGCACTGCAACTCCTGCATTAACTACAGTTCATCCTAACACACTATGGTACAGAAGCCGTGGTATTGCTCCGGGACAAACTGCTGGCATGTGGGTGCAAGTTGGTAGTCAAGATTGGTTTGCTAGCTGGCCTGTTGTTACAGGAACTGCAATTAATCCTGCAATTGATGCAACAGCAACATTTAAAATTAACGGTACTATTGTTACTGCTGGCGGCGCAACATTGTCAGCAGTTGCATCGGCCATTACTGGCCTAACAGCACTTGATGGTATTACAGCCGAAGTAGTTAACGGAAAATTAGAAATTTATTCCGACGGACAGATCGGAACTGCTGCTGAAGACGGCGAAACTAGTAACGCCGTTGTTATTACAACTAACTTAGATGGCGACACAGTAGCAGATGCAAAGAGTGTAGCAATACTTATAGCAATGGGAATTGCTGCTGGTACATACTATGCTCCAAGATTGCAAATTTCTAAGCATACACAAGTTCCTCAATTTAAGAAATCAACAGTAGCTCCTCGTCCTACAGGTTCTGTATGGATTAAAACAACTGAGCCTAACTTAGGTGCTCGTTTCCGTGTTAAGCGTTGGAACGAAACTACTCTAGCATGGGAAGCAGTTGAGGCTCCTTTATATGCTAATGGCCACGAAGCAATTTATGGCTTAGATAAAGTTGGTGGCGGCGCAAACTTACAAGTTGGACAACTATATGTTCAGACTAACTATACTGAAGAAAACGGTGTTGATGACACTCCACGTTTAGCAGATTGGAAAATTATGAGACGTGGTGGCACATCAAGTGCTACAGTTATTCAATCAGCAAAGATTACTACTCAAGTAACTCTTGGTGCTCGTACATTCGAACTAGCAGAAAGCCTAACAGGTACTACTGTACTTGGCGATTACAACGGTGACGGCACATATAGTGCAAAAACTGTTAGCTGGACAGCAACTGGTACTATTGCAGATAGCGATTTACTAGCAAATGCCATTAATGCAGCTGGATTTACAAACATCGAAGCATCAGTTGATTCACAAAATCGCGTATTGATTAGTCACAACGATGGCGGTGAGTTCCGTATGAAAGAAGGCACAGGCACTCCATTAGTAGACTACGGTTTCTCAGCATACAACTACGAACCAAGTGCAGCAGGCTATAGAACTGGTACAGAATACTTGTTTGATGCCCCTGCCGGCGATGCATTGCATGACTTTATTGCAAGCAACTGGATTCCATTGAACTACGTTGCAAGTGGTGATGCTCCTTCACGTATTCCAGCAGACGGACGTTTATGGTACAGTTCAGTAATCGATGAAGTAGATATGATGATTCATGACGGTACTAACTGGGTAGGATATAATAACTACTCTGAGTACGGTGCTACTGATCCTAATGGACCACAAGTGGCTGCTACTGCTCCAGAATTACAAAGCGAAGGCGGCGATCTAGTTACTGGTGACTTATGGATTAGCACAGCTGATCTTGAGAACTTCCCGCAAGTTTACAAGTTTAACTTTGATCTAGCAAATCTTCCAATTGCTAAACGTTGGGTATTAGTCGATAAAACTGACCAATCAACAGAAGATGGTATCTTGTTTGCTGATGCACGTTACAACACCAGTGGTGTAAACAGCTATGAAGCAGGCGCTATTGCTACATTATTAGATTCAGACTACTTAGATTTTGATGCCCCAGATCCAGCACTATATCCAAAAGGTATGTTGCTATGGAATCTACGTCGTTCAGGTTACAACGTAAAAGCATTTACTCGTGACTACATTGACACTGCTGAAGATAACGTTCGTTATGATCCAGCAAGCACAGGTGGAGAATCACAAGCTGACTACTGGCCACATCGCTGGGTTACTGTTTCTAGCAACCAAGAAGATGGTTCAGGTAGCTTTGGTCGCAAGGCACAGCGTAAAGTTGTTGTTAAGGCTTTACAAGCAACAGTTAATGCTAATGACCAGATTCGTGACGAAGACGGACGTATCTTTAACTTGATCGCTTGCCCAGGATATCCTGAGCTAATTGGCGAAATGATCAGTTTGAACTATGATCGTGGACTAACAGCATTTGTTGTAGCAGATACACCAGCACGTTTAACACCAGATGCAACAAGTTTGTTAGCATGGGGTAATAACTTTAATGGCGCATTAGAAGATAATGACATCGGAGCAGCTAGTTTTGACGAGTACATGGGTATGTTCTATCCATGGGGTTACACTAGCGATAACTTTGGTAACAACGTTGCTGTTCCACCAAGCCACATGATCTTAAGAACTATTGCTCTAAGTGATCAAGTTAGCTATCCATGGTTTGCACCAGCTGGTGTGCGTCGTGGTGGTATTACTAACGCAACAGCAGTTGGATACATTAGTTCAGAAGGTGAGTTTAAGTCAGTTGCATTAAACAACGGACAACGCGACACACTATATGAAACAAAAGTTAACCCAATTACATTCTTCACAGGAACAGGTTTAGTTAACTATGGTCAAAAGACTCGTGCTAAGGCAGCAAGTGCATTAGACCGTATCAACGTAGCACGTTTAGTAATTTACTTACGTAGACAACTAAACCAACTAGCTAAGCCATACATCTTTGAACCTAATGACAAGATTACACGTGATGAAATTAAAGGTGCTGTAGAATCTCTACTATTAGAACTAGTAGGACAACGTGCTCTATATGACTATTTGGTAGTGTGTGACGAAAGTAACAATACTCCAAGCAGAATCGATAGAAACGAGCTATGGATTGACATTGCTATTGAACCAGTTAAAGCAGTTGAGTTTATCTACATTCCACTACGCTTGAAGAACACTGGCGAGATCGCAGGTCTATAATTTAAAGGAAGAATAACATGGCAATCGCAACATTATCAAGATTTACAGTGCCTTTGGCTAGTGACCAATCATCTAGCACACAAGGCATGTTGATGCCGAAGTTAAAATATCGCTTTAGGGTGATGTTTGAAAACTTCGGAGTATCAACTCCAACAACAGAACTTACCAAGCAGGTTATCACTGCCGCTAAGCCAAACGTATCGTTTGCAGCTCAAAAGATTGAGATCTACAACAGTACTATTAACTATGCTGGCAAGCACACTTGGGCTCCAATGGCTATCAGCTTACGTGATGACGTAACTGGTAACGTTAGCAAGCTAGTAGGCGAGCAGATGCAAAAGCAGTTTGACTTCTTTGAGCAAGCATCAGCAGCATCAGCAGTTGATTACAAGTTTACATTACGCATTGAAGTACTCGACGGCGGCAACGGTGCAAGTACTCCGAATGTTTTAGAAACATGGGAATGCTACGGATGCTATATTGTATCTGCTAACTATCAGTCTATGAGTTATGCTGAACAGACACCAATGTCAATTGATTTGTCAATTCAGCCAGACAACTGTTTACAGATTCCTTCTGGTGCAGGTATTGGTGCTACTGTAGCACGTACAACCGGCACACAGGCAACTGGGCCAGGCGGCGCAATCTAAGCAAAATAAAAAAGCAGCTTCGGCTGCTTTTTTTTGATTAATCATTATCTACTCAGTTTATTGGGTTGGATAAATATTGTA